TTTGCAAAAACACATATTAATTCAAATGGTGGAGATAATTTCAAAAGCGTTATTTTATTGAACGCCGATAAATTAACAATAGATGCTCAGTCAGCATTGAGACGTTGTATTGAACTGTTTAATCACACTACTCGTTTTTTTATAATTGTAGAAGACAAGTATAAATTGTTAAAACCGATTTTATCAAGATTTTGCGAAATTTACATACCAGAACCAGTGATTAACAAAAAAGAAATAAATTTGTATGAACACATACTGAACAAGACATTTAATTTGAAAGAAAGCAAAAATCAAAAAAACGAATGGTTAAAAAAATTTATAGCAAAAAATATGACTTCCGATTTAACACACGAAAAATTAATAGGTTACACAACAAAATTATACGAAAAAGGTTATAGTGGACTAGAATTAATTGAATATATTGAAAAAAATGAAATAAACAATATAACCGAAATTAAAAAATACGAATTACTATTTACTTTTAATAAAATACGCAAAGAATTTAGAAACGAAAAAATATTAATACTATTTATTTTGAATTTTGTTTTTTTGAGTTTAGAATGCAATTTAGAAAATATTTCTTTTATGTAATATGGATGACTTTAATGTTTCAAGTTTGCACGAATCAAAGAACGAATGGGGTTCACGTTTATTAACTATATTAACTCCACACGTTGTGGATGGTTTAAAATCTATTTTTGATGAAGCAGTGAAGTTGTGTAGAGATAATAATGAAATGGACAAATATTTAATGACTTTTCAAAATTTTATTACTAGAATTCCCAAATGGAATCCTACAATCATTGAAACAGAGAGAAAAAGAATCGTTGAAAAAAGTGGATGTAACTATTTAGAAGATTTAGTAACTTGTGTTCATATAATCCAGTTAAAATTATTAACTGCAATTAGAGTTGGTCAAAAGCAAAGAAAATTAGATGTGAGTATTCCAAAACTAGATGATTTTATTCACAAAATATACATAAATGTTGCAAGAAAAGTTTATAAAAACGTATACTTATTTGAAATAAACATTCCACCATTGCAAATTCAAAAACATTTCCGCGAATTAGAAATCATTGTTCAAGAGTGTATATTAAACACTGTGAGAGATAGTATTCCGGTTGAAAGTATTTTACAAGCATATATGGACCAAACTGTTGAAGAAGATGTCACTGAAGAAGTAAAGGAACAAATTATTGAACAACCTATTAAAAAGGAGGAAGAAACACAAATTATTAAAGAAGGTGGAAGTACAGAGGAAAAAGTTGATTCTAATGTTGTACCAACAAGCGAAGAAATACAAAGTACGAATGAAGATTCTCAACCCAAGACATTGGAAACTACTTTTATTGAAACTGAAAAACCGTCGTCAAGACTATCTTTTAATGATGTTGATTATACAATGGATGAACATAACAATGAAGTTTCTGTAGAAGCGCCAAAAAATGTAGACCGTTTAGAACAAATTAGTGTTGAGAGAAACGCACAACGCAAGTTAGAAACAGAAGATGACGATGATGGTCATTCACGATTAAAAATTATGGACGAAGATGTTAGGTTAGACAGTTTTGATGTTCATAACATAGAAGAACCAGATATAAATCTAATACCGGATTTATTACTTGATGACATAGAAGTTCTTGCTTAAAAAGATATTAAATAAATAATAAGTAATATATTTATAATAGTTAATGTCTTACGGTAGAGGAACGTATGGAAACGAACATATACGGATACATTCGTGGGGGGAAGGAAGTAAATTTGTAGTTGGAAATTTTTGTTCAATTGCTGCAAATGTAAATATATATTTAGGTGGAAATCATAGAACTGACTGGGTAACTACATATCCATTTGGACATATACATCATCAAACATTTAATAAATTTGATGGTGTTGGACACCCCGCAACAAAAGGTGATGTAGTTATTGGGAATGATGTGTGGATTGGTTCAAATACAACAATAATGTCCGGGGTTAGTATTGGAGATGGGGCTGTTGTTGCAAATAATAGTCACGTTGTAAAAAACGTAGAACCATATAGTTTAGTAGGAGGAAATCCAGCAAAGTTAATTAAATATAGATTTACACCAGAACAAATAGAAAAATTACTAGAAATTAAATGGTGGTTTTGGGAAGATTCCAAAATAAATGAATATACTCCTTTACTGTGTAATCAAAATATAGATGAGTTTATAAAATCAGCGTGTGTTGTATAAAAATATACGATTACTTTTATTTATTATTTTGCGTAAAATAATAAATAACTTTGTTCTATTGTAATTTAAATCATTATTTAGAATGAGTAATATATTTGTAGTTGCCGCAATTATTTCCATTGTATTTTTTATTGCCAAGTTTATTGAAATGAGATTTATTGAAAAAGAAAACAAACCATTAAAATATTTAATTAGAGACTCTCTGTTGGTTTATTTTAGTGTAATTTGTGGTAACTTTGTCATTGACCAACTGAAGCCAGTAATGGAAGAAGGAGGAGGAAAAGTTGTCACTGAAGTTTTTGTAGATAATCCTAGTTTTTAACGACCAGACCATACTTTTACGTAAGGAGCTGGAGACTTTTTGTATTTATTTATATAATCCTTGTACTGATGATAAGAATATCCCCATCCGTATTCACCATTAGAATAACTAGCAATACATCCCAGTATAGACTTTATTTTTTTTAATTCAACACATTCTAATCCAATTATAAGACCATATATTCTTTCAAGACAACATCGGTCTGCACGACATTTAATTATTTTTAACATATTAAATAAATTATATTTTCTTTGTAAATAATCTAAAAAATTATAATTTATATAACTCTGAACGCCAAAACAACCAGCCCAATATGACTTATTCAACCCAAGCAGTTGATATTTATTCCCAAGTAACTGTAACTCTTTGTTTACTTCATAACTATTTTTTAAATAGCTACAAATTTCTAACGTCCTTTTAACATTTTCATCTTTACCATAAGAAAAATGCCATAAAGGAACTGCCTTAAAATTTTTTAAAACATCAAAATTAATTCTTCTATGTATAAAAACACTATCGTGAATAATGATTGCATTTTCAAAAAAATGATGTTTGTGAAAATAATAATATGGTAACAACTCTCCTCTTTGGGGAAATTCAGACTGTATATATTCTATGTTTTTATACTCAAACTCAGCTTTTACAAAATCCTTATTACTGTTGTCATCTATCACCACTATTTTTCGTTGAGGATAAAATCTACGAATACATCTAACACATTGATTCCAATACTCATTTGTCAACTCGGAGTTCACGTGTCTTAAGACTATAAATCCATAACTCATTTATTATATTATAATGCATATAAAATAATAATCATAAATTTACATAAATTTTATTTTTCATAAAAATAAGGTACTTCGTCTACATTCATCACATTTTCATTTTTTGGAACAGACGATACACTGTATTTATCAAATTCTTTTCGTTCTAACTGCGCTTGTGGGGTATGGTTGTGAACACACCTAGCAATCATTTTGTACAACTTAAAGTCTGGGTATCTCTCTTGTCCGTTATTTTTATATAGTATATTGATTCCATTATCGTCTAAACACCACTCAACAATGAGTCTTACTAAAGGAGTACATTCATCAAAATCTAAAATTTGGTCCATATCTTCAATAATATAATCAAAAATAGAACAAGCTAGTCTGCATAAATCAAAACTGTAATTGGGTTCTAGTCTTGGTTTCTTACTATTGAAATATGGCTCAATATTATACTGAGTTGCTGCATCTTCGCCATTCTTAAAAGAGTCACTACAAAATTGTTTATTACCATACTTGTAAATACCACGACCAAAGTCAATTATTTTGTAAATTCTTCCGTAAGTTGGGACTTTATAGTACGTACCATTATAACAATAATACAAATATTTTTTGTCTGTGGGATTATACATTATATTATTGGTATGTAAATCATTATGTGTAAAAGAAAATGCTTTTTGATATGTTATTAAAGTCATTATTACTTGCATTAATGCTGAAAATATTTCATCTTCATTCAATTCATCATTACAAATTAAATCATCTAATGTATTTTCACATTTTTCCATACAAATAACTTGAATGGGGAACTTTTCTAATGTAACATCAACTCGTTCGTCTTCTTCATCTTCACTACTTTCATTAGACGATTCGTTTTCATCCGAATAACTATCACTTTCCGAGTCATTGTACGTTTTTTTTTGATTATTATCCTTTGAAGAAGACGCTGATGATACAACTTCTATTATTTCATCATTTGAAGTATGTGATGTCCTTGAAGAACAAGATGAACCACTTGAAGCGTTAGATTTAATAGTGCTTATTTTTGCTACTTCATTATTTAAATCTTCGGTTTTTAAAGGAGATTGTAGTTCTGATAAATCTATTGAAAATTCTTTTAAATTATCTAATGATAAATGTTGCGTTTCATTTTCTTCGTATTTTTCAACTGTATTATCCTCAAAAATATCATCAAATAATTCATTTTGTATTGACTTCAGTGATAAAGTTAATGGATTTACATCTTGGTCTGCTATTCTAATAGGTGGTTTTTTACCATCGTCGTCCTTTAATAAAAAGCTATAATCTTCTACTTGGAATAGTATATTTTTGTTTTTATTGAAATAGTCTGACTTACATACAAAATCCAAATCGTCCACTATGTTAAATACAAATTTTTGTTTAATTGCTAAGAAAGAACCATAAAAGTCAACGCCGTGTTCAAATTTATACGACTTATTCAATTGTGAACTAAAAAATGTAAATAAACTATCAACATAAGCTGTATTATTTTGGTCTAATATTTTTTCGTGGATTTCTTTATTTGTTGAATCAATTTTTGGTAAATTATACAATGATGTATTTTGTATATCGTATTTTCCTATTATCATTTTAAACGGATCTAGTAACGGAGCCATTTTAAAAAATATATTTTTTGTTTTTGTTTTTTCTGTCTTGTTATGTTTCAATTCACATTTGTACAAGTTATAATCAACTTGTTTTAGTACTTTAGACATATACCATTCGTGGTTTAGATTTATTGAATTATAATTAGATTCATTTAGAGCAAAAAATTTATTATAAATAGGAACATAATTTTGAACACTTGAGAGATTGGTCAAATCTTCATCTTGGAAACTCTTAAATAGTTCACCATTTTTTCTTTTTTCGTAACTCACACTCAAATGATTCATTGTCATATTAAATATAATTATACTCTATATCTATTTTTCTTTAATTTGAACTCAAATGAATTGATTTTTCTAAAGTACAAATTAAAATGCGTAATTTATTTTAAAGATTTTTTCTTAATTATAATAAAAATGACTTTAGAACTAAAAAAATTTGATATGAAAACTATTAGTTTCAAACCCAATGAGTCTAAAGGTCCGGTGGTTGTTTTAATTGGAAGAAGAGATACCGGAAAGAGTTTTCTTGTTCGTGACCTTCTTTACTACCATCAAGATATCCCTATTGGCGTTGTTGTTGCTGGAACTGAGGAAGGAAACGGATTTTATGGAAAACTAGTACCTAAACTTTTTATTCACAATGAATACAATACTGCAATCATTGAAAATATACTAAAGAGACAGAAATCTGTCTTGAAACAAATCAAAAAAGAAATTGAAACATTTAAAAGGTCTACCATTGACCCACGTGCTTTTGTGATTTTAGATGATTGTTTGTATGATGGAACTTGGACTCGTGACAAAATGATGCGACTTTTATTTATGAACGGTAGGCATTGGAAGATAATGTTGATCATTACTATGCAGTATCCATTAGGAATACCACCAACTCTCCGTACCAATATAGATTACGTTTTTATTTTAAGAGAACCGTATATTGCAAATCGTAAAAGAATATACGATAACTATGCCGGTATGTTTCCCACATTTGAGTCTTTCTGTCAAGTAATGGACCAATGCACGGAAAATTATGAGTGTTTAGTAATAAATAATAACTCAAAATCAAATAGGTTACACGACCAAGTGATGTGGTATAAGGCAGATAACCACAACGATTTCAAATTGGGTAGCAAAGAATTTTGGGACTTGTCCAAAGATATGCATTCTGATGAAGAAGATGAGAAATATGACCCAAATAATGTCAAGAAAAGAGGACAAGGACCTAAAATTAGCGTCAAGAAAACCAAGTGGTAACTACATTATAAACATAATAATATTTGAAAATATAATTGTTCAAATCGGCGTTTGAAATGAGAAAAAGTGTAACTAAATATCATAAACAATATGGTTTCTTTCTATCCACATTTCTTTGTATTTACTAATACCTAATGTAGGTATATTACTTAGTCGGTTTTTTTCATTTTTATTTACTAAATATTCTTCACAATAAGAATAATTTTTGTTATTACGTATACTACCTAAAAATAGGGGAGCATAGAATTCTATAGGAACGTAACCACAAATATATTTCTTCTCTAAATAAGCCCTCGCCATTAAATCATGGTCTGAATTATCTAAGAAGTATTCTTTTTCATCTAAATAATCCATTTCTTTTAATTTTTCTCTATCTAATAATAGAGGACCGCGATTACACGTTTCATATACGTAAAATTTATTTTTATCAACCCCCAAATACTCAATATTTGTTTCTATAGTTGCGCCTAATTTACCAACTCCATTACTATTGAATAAATTATGAGCACATCTACCCGATACAGCAATTACATTATCTAACAATAAAAATGGTTTTGTTAAATGTATATTATAACCGTATTCTACCATTTTCATATCCGCTTGTATCTCCAAACAATATTTACCTACAGAATTTTTAAATCCGATATTATCACATTTCGTTTCAAATAATGGTATATTTTCATTTTTAAAAATAGTTATTTGTATAAAATTTGGTAT